TTTCATAGAAATAAAGTCATTTAATGTAAGTGTACGTGCATTAGAAGCTGCAGAACCTACCCATCTGTGTGGTCTGCCGTTTACTAAGTTAAGACCTGCTGCAGTTTGAGCTGCGTTAGCAACTTTTAAGAACTTAGTTTCATGGTTTTCACCAAGAGCACGTGTAGATTCCATAGCTCTCATAGCCATTAGAGTGTCTACTTGTGAACCATCTTCACGAAGATCATCAGAAACTTTCCAAGCATCACCAACATAGTCAGTAATAGAAAGAGTTAATGTACCTGTGTCAATAGGTGAGAATGTTAAAGGTGTATCCTCAGCAGCATCTTGAATACTTACAGTACCTACAGTTTTAATGTTAAGAGTTGTGCCTGAACCGAAGTCTGTTACGTCTCTCCACATACCTTCTGGTAGTAGATAGTCATGTAAGTTTTCAAGGATGAACTGTGAATACTGTTGCGATTCAATAAACGCATTTGTATTTGTAGTTAATTGTGCCATAATTTATCCTTAAATTAAGATTGTTTTTTAATTTTCTCGCCTGCAGCTCTCCAAGCATTAACTAAATCTTTAGTACTAGCACCTTTAGGTACTCGTGCAGACTCAGTTTGCTGTGTTCTAACTTGACCTAAAGCTTCTGTATTAACAGAGCTTGTTGGTTTAACTACATTAGAAGCTTGAGCTTTCGCATCAAAGCCTGCTAATTTTAACACAACGTTTGGAGATCTTGTAGCAAGATCGTTTAATTGTTGAACAGAAAGGTTTAAGTCTTTAGCTAGAGTATTATAAACTTTTTCAGCTTGTTCTCCATACTTATCATTAAAGGTATTAGCTACCTGAGAAGCATTTTGTTTAGCTTTTGTTTCTAATTCTCTTTGCTGAAGAGTTTGATTAACCAGTTCCATTACGTTATCTTGGTTCAGTCCAACCTCCTGGGTGGTGTTCCCTACAGGTAGTACTCCAGACTTTATTTCATCTAGAAGCTCTTGTGTAGTTTTACGCTTAGATAATTCCTCTTTCAACTCAGCCATCTCTTCCTCTAAGGTTTTGATATGCTGTTGAGCATGAGGTACAGATCTTAAAGCTTCTTCTGCACTTGAGTACTTCTTACCTTCACCTACCAATTCTTGAGCTTCTGTCGGAATCTCAAATGGTTTAGCTTGGGTATCTTGTTGCTGAGTCTCTTGGGTAGTTGACTCAACAGATTGATCTTGTTGTTTAATTATTGTTTCTTCTGCCATTACTATTCTCCTTGGTCAGGAATAAGATTATATAGTTTGTTGAAAGCTTTTTGAATTCCTAATTGATACGCTTGGTACTCGGACCAAGCAGGTTTTTCAAATGTACTTTCATCTAATGATTTTCTTTGAGATAAACTTATTTGTTCTTCACAGTAAGTTTTTATTTCTTTTAAGGCTTCAGCCTTTGAGAGGCTTTTGCCTTTATCTGTTTTTAAATCCATATTTATATAAATATTATACCATAATTTATTAAAAAAGTCAAGAAGTATCTTTACATTTCCTCAGGAGGAAGCGTAGAGGTTTCTTCTTGTAATTGCTGATCTAGCATCTGAGACTCCATTGAAGGCATCATCTGCTGTTCCTGCAAATCTTGTTGCACTTGCATAGCTAGTTTCTGAGCTTCAGCTTGTTCAAACATAGCTGCATTGTCTTTAATGAAGTCATACTTCTCAAAGCCCATATACTCTTCAACCATATTAGCAAGTCGTTTAGCAGAAATATGTGGAGCAATAACTTGTCCAATAGGACTGTTAAACATACCAATCATGTTCTGCATTAACTGTGCTCTAGCTGCATAATGTCTAGCACCTATAGGTCGTAGTTTACCACGAGCTGATAAGTCTTCTTTAGTAATAGAAATAAAGTCTGATACACCATAGTCATCATCCATTACCTTAGCAATCTGTGGTAGATCCATATTACGTCTAGCTACTTCAAGCATTGTATTTAAAATTGGTTCTAAGAACTCAATTTCAAATTGATTAATTTTATTTTGGAATATACGAGAAGCTGCATTCTGTAACTGTTGTACTTCAAATGCTGTCTTCTCACCTGGAGTTCTAAAGCCCATAGCTTCTTTAGGAGCTCCTGCCATTTCTTCCATAAGAGCTAGTAAAGCTGCAATCTCATTATTAACTTGGAATGCTGCAGGGTTAGGTGGTAATGCAGTTACGTCTCCGTCTTCTGGAATATGAATAACTGCTTCTGGACCCCAAGTAAATGGTTCTACATCACCTACAATTTTAAGAGGTGGATGTATAGTGAGATCTAAAGCATCAGCTTTAAGATTCTCTAAATGATCAATACGATATTGTAAACCTACTAAGTTATCTAGAGGACCCATACCATAAAGATTATCAGGTCTCTTTCTCCAAGCTACATGATGTTTATTATCTTTACCTAAGTAAGATGGATTATCTTTAACTCGTAATACATAGTTTCTATCTAAAATAGTAATAATTTTATTTCTATGTAGTTCACCTTTAACAGTATCGTAAAAGTCTCCTTCAAATTCTAATATCTCTACATAACCTGATTGATAGTATTCTTGTAAAGTTCCAAAGCCATCTGCAATATATCCTTCAGCTTTATTAATATCTTCTTGTTTAAATTGTGATAAAGAGTTTCTGATTTCCATAGCTTTATTAAAAGCTGCTTCATCATAACCTAAGTCAGGCTTCTCTTCCATATCAATTTTAAGCTCTCCAATAGACTTAACATATCTAGTAAACTTAGGAGAGTCTGCAAATGAAGGAGCAGTAGGATTAAATATAATATCAAATGGTGATATACGTACTAGCCTAGGACCATTGTAAGTTGTAATAACTTCTTCAGTAATAGGATCTTCATGTTGTTCATTAACATAAACTACTTCTGCAAAACAATTACCATAATCAATATAATCTGCTAAAAGTTGAGATATAGTTTCTCTAAAGCCAGACTCTTTAATTTTAGTTTTAAGATAAGCTTCAATAGCTTTACGCTTAGCAGCATAGGTATCTTCAAGAGAAGCTCCTTCCCATTTCATCCAGTCATCATTAGGGAATAAAGCATCCATGTAGTTAGCATGTAAGTTATCTCTAATCTGTGTTAACTTAGGAAGAGTTGTTTTATTCTTCCAAGGTAAAGATGAATTAGATGTAGTAGAAGTATCAGTAGCAAATAAATAATTTCTTATTTCTCTCCACTCAGCTTCTTTCTTTTCTCTTTGAATCCACCACTGGTTATATAAACCTGCAAGGTTTCTAGCTAGAGTGTCTGCATTAACTGCCTTTTCAAATTGTGCTACTTTACCTGCCATATTATTTCCTTAGTAAGTTACTCCCCCAAAACGAGAGTGTGTTAAAACATTAGAAGACATCATACTTACACCATTAGATCTTTGTCTTGGTATCACAGAGATAGCTATAGCGTTTGCTAAAGCATCTTTAACGTCATCATGAGGTGGATGTACCTGTGATAGCTCTTCTTCAAGTACTTGACAATTACCACCTTTGTAATGCCATATTTGATTATTATGATACTTAGGTTCTAGTAAAGCACCTATGCGTTGTTTTTTATCTCCTAAGTATCTTGTAGGTCTAAACTCATCAATGACTAATGGAATACCATTAGGTTTAAGATAACTATCTTTAAGTTCTTTTACAATAGTTTGTTGGGCTACTGTAATCTCTGCTCGTAGTTTTCTAAAACCCCATTTCTCCCAAGCTCTAAGAATGTGCTCATAGTAATCTACAATACGATCTGTTTTAAATCTATCTATATCTAATACATAATAGTTACCTTGATGATCTACCCCTACAGTTACAAGAGCAGTACTATCTGCATATTTACGTAATGAGAAAGCAAAGTCGATAGCTGCAAATATATTTAACTTACGATCTCTAATGTACCAATCACCTTCTCTATTTTGTAATACAGCTCGATCATAATATTGAAAGTTATCTGTAGATATATTAGCTGCTTCTGAGTTGTTAGGATCATTATAGTACTGAGCATAGAACTGAGTAATGTCTACATACTTAGCTTTAATTCTTGCTAACTCTTTAGCATCAAAACCAAATGATTTACCATCAGATCTTTTTTGTTTAGCCCAAAGAAACTCACCATTAGTTTCTACTACTTTTTGAAATAACTCATAAACATTTTCTTCTGTTTCTAGATTGCCTGCATCATCATAGATACTTTCTTTCATGTTAACCATCGTATCATAAATATCTCTAGGATGATAACGAGTACCAACAACCCACTCAAAAGCCCCAGGATTTTCAATAGAAGCGAGTTGAGAGTAGGCTGCTGCAACTTTACTTCGTCCTTCTTCAGTGTAAGCATTCCCTGGTACAACAATATCGTCAAGCACAACAACATCAGCGTGGAAGCCAGTAGTATTGCTAGTAAGCCCAACAGCTTTACAAGTAGCATCTCTAATACCCTCCAGTTTTCTTTGTGGGTGATCAACTGCAATCTCAGCCACTGCCCATTTTTCACGTTTACCTTCTTCTGGATGAATCATATCTTTCCAGTATCTTCTATATATTTCTGAATCTATAATTTGTTTAATAGCATATAATTGTTTTTCTGCTAAGTCTGCTGTAGCTGAAACATATAATATAGTAGTTTCAGGATGTTTAGTAATCCACCATGCAGTTCTATATGCTATTAGTTTTGACTTCATATGTCCACGAGGAAGTAAAACTAATTGGTTTTCTTTAGCATCTTGTCGTTGCCACCATGAAATTAACTCTTCATGTATAGCTCCTAGCATTAAATGAGGTGCTACTAGTCGTATAAAAGTCAGCAGATCTGCTTCTGCTGCTTCTCTGATTTGGTCAATCTGACTCACTTATTTTATCTTTATACCTTTTGTTTTATCAAAACTTATAACATTTAATTTTCCATGTTCTTTTTCATAAGGATAAACTATTTGTGTTTTAACACTTCTTACAGCATTTTTTCTACCTTCTTCAAAACCTTGTTTATATTTAGAAGACTTTAATATATTTCTTTTTTTACCAGTAAAATCTTCATTAGGTTTAGGAGAAGTATTAGCTTTTTGTAAACCATACTCAACACCTTCATAATATCCATGTTGAAAAGGGCTTTTAAACTCTGTAGGTTTTTTAGTTTTAGGAAGATTAGTCCATTTAAATTTACTCATTTATTTTTCCTTTTTCTTTTTACCCCAGTTATTTTGCATATCTTTATATGCTTTAGCACTAATAGTAGATTTCTTTTTACTTCTACTAGTACCTGCTTTTTTTCTTTTATTTATATTCTCTACTAAACTCATTACCATTTTACCTTATCTGCCCAGTAAGCTGCTGACATCTTTCCTTTAGCTATGTTTTTAGCATGTCGAGCTTTAAAAGATTTCTGTCTATTCTTTTCTTTTTCTGTAGTAGGATTAGCTCCTGCACCTTTCTTACCTTGTTGACCAAAGCGAATAAGCTTTACCTTATCTCCTTCTTTAGCTACAACAACATGAGACTTAGTAGGATGACTAGGAGTCTTCTTAGGTTTGTTATAACCTGATACTCCTGCTCGTTCTAGTCTTGGATCTTTTGCCATGTAAACTCCTAGTTTGGTTTAGCTAGTTGTCCACCAAAGTAAAACTCTACAATAAGAGTAGCCCATTGGAAGATCTCATCAAACTTATATAAACCTTTTAATGTTGTAAATGTTTCACCACCACCAATACTAAATAAACCTAAAAAACTAAAACCTTCTGAAGTAGATTTAACTACAGTTTCAACACCTAAAATACCTGCTAATGGATATATAGCTACTAAAGCAAGGATAACTAAAATAAGAATACGTCTATTCCATGCAGCAAATGGTGACTCTTTGAGTGCAGATTCTCTAGCTAAATTAATTTGCTCTGAACGTGCAGCCAAGCTTTCAAGCATAAGCTTTTGTTGTTCATGTGCTTGTGCTGATTTGATCGCTAGAAGTTTAGCAACAAATCCTAGGATGATCGGAATGAGATGAGTTAGGATTCCCATTTAGATAAAAGTCCTTTTAACCATGTAATAGTTTTTGTTTTACCTAACTTAATTAATTCTAGACTTGGGTTTCGGATAAGCTCGTAGCCCACGAGTATCGAGATAACTATGAGTATATAAATTATCCACATCTTTAATTCTCCTTGTAATAAATTGAAACAGTCTTAATAACATTAAAATACTTTTGATAATAGTTCAACAGCACTGGCTTTATTAATTATCATTGTTGATACAACAATACTACCAAATCCTAATATAATAGTCCAAAGAAGTTTATTAAGGACTGCTTCTATTTTATCTATACGAGCGTGAATATTAGCGTATCTTTCTGCACAAAGTTCTTCATGAGAGTTTAACCTCTGTTCTACTTCTTTTGGAGTCGTCATAAATTTTACTTAAAATAAGGTCCTACTAACCATGTTACGGCACTGTATCTAGTTCCTTTTGTTACTGGCTCAACACCATGTATCATATAACTAGGAAATACTAACACAGTTCCTTTGCTTTGTGGTGGATAAAATACTCTACCATCAGCGTTAATAAAAAACTTACCACCTTCATAATCATCATTCAAAAATGCCAAGCATGTGAGCTTTCTTGTCTCTTCACTATGACTATGAAACGTATCCACGTGTTGCGTGTAGTGTCCTTCTGGTTTATATATTAATAACTCAGTTTGATTAGAATGAGTTATATGATATTGCCACCAATACTGGTTTGCATTTAATCCTGTTGATGTTAGTGTAGCACCAATGCCTACATTTTGTGGTAAACATACTCTTTCTACATCACGCACTTCTTTATCAACTGTGTAATTATCTCCACCAATATATGGTTGTTCTTTTGGAATGTTATCTTGTGAATATGTTTTAATTAAGTTATTACAAAAATCATGAGACAAATGATTTTCAAATACAGCACAATTTGTTAATATTCTTTGTTCTATAGTTTTAGATAAACCTAATGATAATCTTCCATCATACTTTTCATTTGCATGAGGTCCATTAGCATCAACATAATGTAAGAATACTTGTGCTTGCCATTGACCTTCTGTGTATTTTTCTCGCCAATGTTCTACTTCCATTCCACGATATAAAACAGCATCACCTATATGCATATCTACTTTGTTACCTTCCATGTAGATAGGCCATACCTCACCTTCAAAGCCTAATGTGACGGTTGTTGATATCTCACATGCTGGTCTGTCTTTATGTTTTTTTAATTCCTCACCAGGAGCATAAATTCTAGCATAAGAGTAAGTTGGATATAATCTTTTGCCACAATGTTTTTCAAAATGTGGTAGCAAGTCTACTAATAATTGGTCAAAAACTTTTGCACCATGTATTGAATCTGATATTGGACATTGCTCATCTTTCTCTGTATGTCCTTGTGCAACTAATCTTTTAAGTTCTTGTGTTAATTCTAAACAATTTTGTTCATCTAAAAATCCTTTTAAATGCACATATTTATTTTGTTCAAATAACTTTACTGTATCTTGCATAATGTATGTTAAGATAAATTTGTTTCAGGATGTGGCTCATTTGGAGGAATGATATAAATATTTTCATCTTTATAATACCATAGATATGCAGCACAATCATCTGGACAATCAATCCATACTAATGTTTTATGTACTTCAAACGTTTTATCTGAATCAACAACTTCAACTACGTTACGTGTGTCTTCTATAGATGAATAATTTGGATCATACTCTTGTGTTTCTGTATTCCATGTCCAAGAAGAAATCCATTTAACTTTTGCAATTTGTGTTGTATTAATTAATGCTTTCTTTGTCATAACAATTCCTATTAATATTCAACAATAATGATTCCACCAGCACCGTCTCCTGTAGCAGAACCAGGTCCAAGACCTCCAGATGATCCAGCTCCATATCCAGGTTGGTCTACTGTTGGTACAATCCCGCCATCAGTGAGTAATGATGATCCACCTTTTCCAAGAAACGCAGCAGTAGTCTGGGGACCAGAATTCCCAGCTTGACCTCCTGGTATATTCACCAATCCTCCAGTACCTGTTCCAGCTGTACCAGCAGCTCCAGGAGATGGAGAGTTAAATCTAAAACCACCACCACCACCAGTTGCAGACGCATA